GCAGAAGATTACTCGAAGAAGAGCAAGAGGCAGAACAAAATCTGTTCGAGGCGCAACTGGAGAATCTAAAAAGACAATCTGATTTCCTTGAAGATTTCCGCGAGGAAGAAGAAAGACAAAGAGTAGTAGAGGAGGAGAAGCTTAACAGATTGGAGCAGACCGCCGAAGCCTATCGTCAGATCGCCGATCCCGCCAGACGATATAAGCAGCAGCTCGAGGAGATAGCCGCGGTGGAAGGCGTCGAGGGAGGATTGAGCATTGAGGATGCGGCAAGAGCCAGCGATGCAATCCAGAAGGAGATTGACAAGATTGGTAAGAAGACCAGCGATATTGGCCAGCAAATCGGTCTGACCTTCTCAAGCGCGATCGAGGATGCCATAGTCGAATTGCGCGACCTTGGAGATGTCGCAGATGCGATTTTCCAGGATATTTTGCGGCTGTCGGTGCGCAAAGGAATTACGGAGCCATTGCTTGGCGCAGTCGGCGGAATATTGGAAGGATCAGGCGGAGGTGGAGGAGGATTCATCGATAAGGTGCTATCGATCTTCGGCTTCGCAAAAGGTGGAATCATGACACCGCATGGGCCATTGGAATTGCAGAGTTTCGCGACCGGTGGCATTGCGAATAAGAACGGCTTGGCGATGTTCCATCGAAACGAAGCCATCATTCCTTTGCCGGATGGGCGCTCGGTTCCAGTAAGCATCAAGGGCGATGCTGGCCGCAGCGTAGTCATCAATATGAACGTGCAGGCTCAGGATGCCGATAGCTTCCGCCGCTCGAGGAAGCAAATCCTGGGTGATCTGCAACGAGAACTCCGGCTCATATAAGGAGGATCAGATGCCTTGTCAGCAATGCGGGAATGGAAAATGGCGCTGGGGATTCGGGCCATGCCAATACGATAGCAAAGCCGATTGCGAAGCCGCGCATCCTGGAGGTCATCATTTCGAGGATCAGTTAGCTTTTCTGGATAGTCTGGAAACACCGATTGAAAGAGCCCGATTACTTTTGAATGATTGTTTTTTTGGTTTCGATGATGAAGAACCAGAGCAAGCACAAACTCTCAATATGAATGATGTGTTCGGATGGGCATTAGCCTGGGGCGAATATGTAAGTGATGCTGAATTGCTCGCTGTTGCAGATCTCTATAAAAGATATGGATTCTGTGGGCTTGTCTATTGGGTAAGTCAAAAGCATGAAGGAATGCGCTCAGAATTTGAGGATATCAATCGATTCATAGATTTCGTCAATCACGAAGAAGCGCTCAGGATGGAATGCCCGGATGACAGCAATAGAGCATACAAACGCATTTCTTACGTCTTAGGATCACGAGATGTCATTCATAGAGACGCCGCGGTTTCCAAATAACATCGCCTATGGGGCGCTTGTCGGACCGGAATATCGGACCGAAATCGCGGAACTGTATTCTGGATTCGAGCAGCGGAACGTCGTCTGGGATCAGCCGCGTCTACGATTCGAGATCGAAATGCCGCTATCCAACGATCAATTAGCGGAGCTCGATGCATGGTTTCGTGCGGTCAAAGGACAAGGGCATGGTTTTCGCGTGCGAGATCCAAGGGACTATCGCACAGTCGCAGCAGATGGAAGGCTCGGAGCATCGGATAGCGGTACCGGTGTCCCGACGTATCAGCTCTCAAAGAAATATGCAGCAGGTTCGCTGACTGAATATCGAAATCTGCGCAAGCCGATGAGCACGCCTACGCCACAGATTTACCGCGGTGGCGTATTGCAAACTGCAGGTGGTGCTCCAGGCAACTATGCGCTCGACACTACAACCGGAATCGTGACATGGGTAGCGAGCGCTAGCGCCGCTGTCAACGCCATAGGCATAGGTGCAAGCACCACGATCACTCTGGCCAGCACGATCGGGCTGGCTATCGGCGGACAGCTCTATTTGACGGGATTGACCGGAACCGTGAGTACTGTCCTGAACGGCTTCGCGCATCAGATTACTAATATCGTCGGCAATATCCACACGATTAGCACCTCTACCACTGGACTCGCCTATACCAGCGGCGGAACCGGCTTTCGCTATCCACAATCGACCGAGACCCTGCATTGGATTGGCCAATTCGATATCCCTTGCAGATTCGAAGGCGATTTTCTGGGCATGCGCGCGGAAGCACCAGATCGCTGGCGCGGCAATATGATTATGCGCGAGATTCGGACATGAAGACTCTAAGCGCGGGATTGACAACCCATCTCACGCAGGAGGTCACTACTCTTGCCACATGTTGGAAATGCACACTCCGCGATACTACCGTCCTTGGCTTCACCGATCATCACGAAGATTTGCTGATCTCAGGAGTTACTTATCAAGCTGCATCCGGATTCACTCCGTCTGCAATTCAGACTACCAATGGCCTGGAAGTCGATAACCTGAATGTGCAGGGCGTGCTCGTTGGTGGAGCTGTCACGGCTGCGGACCTGCGCGCAGGTCGCTGGGATTTCGCCGCCATAGAGATATTCGAGGTGAACTACAAAGACCTTACGCAGGGAACCAATCCTCTGCGCAAGGGCACGCTCGGCGAAGTCAGCATGGGTAAGTATCAATTCGAGGCCGAGCTAGTAGGCGTGATGCAGAAGCTCCATCAGCGCATAGGGAGATTATTTACTGCTCCATGCGGCAATGATCTCGGCGATACACGTTGTGGCGTTGATCTCGGAACGTTTCCGGATGGCACAGTCAATAGCACGGTAACGAGCGTCACATCGCGCAGAATCTTCGCGGATTCCGCATTGACGCAACCTACTGGATGGTTCGATGGTGGAGTAGTCACGTTTACGTCCGGCGCGAATATCGGCTACGCGCGAGAGGTAAAGACGTTCAATGCGACCGGAGATGTTGTAACGCTCCATGAGGAATTCCCTTATACGATCGTGGCTGGAGATGCATATACGATCATTGCGGGATGCCTGAAGCGATACAATGAAGATTGTGGAACGAAATTCGACAATAAACCTAGATTCGGCGGCTTTCCGCATCTTCCGGGAATCGATCGCATGGTCAGCGGAAAATGACTACGCCGGCCATTCTTCTGCATGCAGCAAGACGCTACATCGGGACACCTTGGGTGCATCAGGGCCGATTGCGTGGAATCGGCATCGATTGTATTGGATTGCTAGTTGGTGCCTTCAATGAAGCCGGATTGCCAGTTAAAGATGTGGCGAACTATCCGAAGAAACCGACAGGAAATGATTGGCTCTTGGAAGAATTACGGAGGCGGCTGACCAGAGTAATCGATGGAAGCATGCAGCCAGGCGATGTTCTTTGCTTCAAATGGTCTTTGCATCCATGGCATGTGGCATTGCTTAGTTATGATGACACGATGATTCACGCTTACAAGCGATTGAATGAATGCGTTGAGCAGCCATTGACGAATCACTGGCGCGCATCAATGCATAGCATCTGGCGCTGGCCAGATTGGTGCCATGTCTGACGTCGGCAGAATCGGCCTCGCAATCGTCGGCGGAGCTGTCGGGACATTTTTCGGCAATCCATATCTGGGATTCTCGCTCGGCGCTACGCTCGGTGGTGTTCTTTTTCCTGGAGAATTGCCGGATCAACGCATCGAGGGACCGCGGCTTGGTGATCTGCGGGTGCAATCGAGCAGCTATGGCCGAAGCATTCCGATTGCTTGGGGGACACCGCGCCTGGCCGGTACCATGATCTGGTCAACCGCTATCCAGGAAACGATTACCGAGACGTCTACCGAAGTCGGAGGCAAAGGCGGGCCTCCCAGCCAGACCGTAACCACGACGAGCGCCAGCTATTCCATCAGTATGGCGATCTGCATTCTCGAAGGCGAGATATCCGGCATCCGCAAAATGTGGATGAATGGCGAACTGAAGTACAACGTCGATTCATCTGCCGACTTCGAGAGCTATTTGGTGTCGCAAGGACTCGCCAAAGGCATCCGGGTCTATACCGGAACATTGACACAAGAGCCTGACAATCTGATGATGGATATAGAGGGAGATTCTCCTGCATATCTTGGTTTCAGTTACGTAGTCTTCGATCAATTGCAGCTCGCACCTTTCGGGAATCGAGTTCCTAACATTGAGTTCGAAGTCATTACTGCCGGCGCGAATGGTCCAACAGCTGCATATTTAGATGCACAAAGCACTTTCGGATTATATGCCAATGGCACATTGACGCCAGATGGGAACCTGTTGATATGGTGGGCCACATTAGATAGTGGATCAGATTATGTAAGCCGTATGGCCGTCATCAGTCCATATACGGCGCAAATCATCCGCGAGTACAAGATAGAGAATTACCTGACATCGACCTATGCTGGGGCGCAACGTCCAGCGATCAACAGTCGTGGCGATATTTGCTTCGCAGAGCGCTTTTTCGGGGAGGCGATATTCGTCTGGCTGGCCGGGTCTGCGCCTGTAGAGGTTGCTGTGGCTAGTCCGACCAGGATCTACGCGGACGAGAACGGAGACTTCATTTTTGGGGCGCGGCTCACGACCGTAGGCTCGAATCAGTATCAACTCGTGCGAGTACGAGCAGGTGTTACAAGTCTTGAGACGATTCGAGTCCTGGCTGGGCAGCCGCGGGATCTGGCGCTAGGGTGGGATGGTTATGCATATATCTATTACACGTCAGGTTCGGATGGGATTATTGAGAAGATTCGGCTCTCCGATAATGTAGTAGTCGCTTCCTATACCAATTCCTCGAGCATCAGCGGCTCCGTATGCCCTGCTGGCGATGGGTCTGTCTGGTATGCCCACCAGAGCGGGAATTTTCAGATTTGGCGGCTGCCTGCGGATTTTTCTGCGCCTACGCAAATCTACAATCATGGCGCGACGTTTACTGGCAGTAGCAGGACGGTACTCGAGCGAGATTGGGGAACCGGCGATATCCTTGTAGCATTTCTGGACAACTATCGCAGATATTCCGCGACCGGGACCCAATTGCGTAACGATAATACGATTCGCGGCTTCGCAGTTGTGACGGATCCGCGCTGGTCTGATCGCATATATACATTCAATAACACTGCTGCATCGGGCGGAGTGAATCGATATATAGGATATGATCGGAAGCAGAGCGTCAGCGCAAATACAGTAGAGCTAGCGGATGTCATTACTGATACTTGTGCCCTGGTCGGATTATCTCCGTCTGATATCAGCGTAAGCACATTGACCGATGATGTCAGAGCCTATGTTGTGCCAAATCAGATGTCAGCAGCAGATGCTTTGCGGCCATTATTAGCAGCATTCGGCGTGGACGTAGTCGAATCCGCCGGCATCCTCAAGTTTGTGAAGCGCGGCAGTGCAACAGTAGCAACCATTGCAGAGGCAGATATGGGCGCGCACCTTTCCGGATCGTCGCGCGTTGCGCCGCAGACGGAGGGACGCATTCAGGAACCATTGCTGCCTGCGGAAATCTCGATCACCTATCTCGACGTCAACAGCGATTATCAACCTGCAACGCAATATTCGCGACGATTGGTGGTCAGCAGTAAAAACGAACAGCAGATGACGCTTCCTCTAGGCTTGACGGCCGATGAAGCCCAGCGCATCGCCAATCGGTTGCTGTATGAGGCGTGGATGGGACGCCGGACCCACAGCCTGCCGGTAAGTAGAAAATACGCGCGGCTCGAGCCCGGAGATGTGATAGATCTGGCGATGTCGGACGGGACCTTTACCGCGATGATCGTCCAGAAGGACGAAGGCCAAGGACTCGTGCAATTACGTTGCACAGGCTATGAATCCTCCGTTCATACGCAAGCTGGCGTCGGTGCGAGCGGGCCGACGGGACAGAGCTCGATAAGCGCGATCATCGCGACGAATGCTCTGTTGATGGATACCGGATTGCTGCGCGAGGAGGACGATACTTACGGATTCTATGCAGCGGCCAGCGGGATCGGGACGAGCACGACCTGGCCAGGCGGCAAGCTGTTCAAGAGCACGGATAATATAGACTTCACGGATACCGGGATCTCCTGGCCGAACGCCGCCGTCGTAGGATTCGCTACGACGAGATTAGGCGATTTCTCCGGAGGAAACGTATTCGACAATACCAACACGGTCACGATTGGATTGATCTCGGGAAGTCTGTCGAGCACGACCGAACTGAATGTTCTGAATGGAGCGAATGCGGCTTATCTCGGTGGAGAACTGATTAAGTTCACGACTGCCACGCTCGTCTCAGCCGGCACCTATACGCTCAGCGGATTGCTGCGCGGTCGCAAGGGCACGGAATGGGCAATGCGCAGACATAAGATCGGAGAAGCATTTGCATTACTCGAATCTGGCACTTCCAGAACGGTAGAGACTCCATCGGCTGATGTTGGTGCGGTGAGATGGTATAAAGGCATCACATATGGCGGCTCGATAGATCAGAATTCCGCGCAACCCCTGACATTGAGAGCGAATCGGCTAAAGCCATTATCTCCGGTTTTCATAGCTGGGACACGAGACGGCAGTAACAACATTACGATAACCTGGACGCGCAGAGCGAGAAAGAGTGCAGGCTGGAGTGATTTCATCGACGTGCCGCTGGATGAAAGTACGGAGTCTTATGAAATCGATCTATTCGCAGGGACGACTAAGACTATCACTGGGATCAGTCAAGCATCTAACGGAGTCATTACATCCACTGGACATGGATATTCTAACGGCGATGTTATCCATATTACTGGCGTCGGCGGCATGACTGCGATGAATGATCGGGAATTTACCGTTAGTAACTCTCTTGCTAATACATTCACGGTTGGAGAGGATACTGCAGGCTATCCAACCTACACGAGCGGCGGCACGATTCGCAAACTGCGCGGAGGAGGCACGAAGACATCGAGTAGTCCAACCGTCGGATACACCGCGGCTGAACAAACGACCGATTATGGATCCGCGCAAAATCCGGTCTATGCAATCGTCTATCAGATGTCCAGTCGCGTCGGACGCGGTTATCCAGGTTCAGGAGTGATTTAATGGCAACTACAACGAATCTCGCTATTACCTTGATCGAGGAAGCGCAAGCAGACAAGGAGGTAACTGCTAATGCAGCAATCAGCTCCCTGGATGCGTTCGTCGCGACTCGCAACGCGATCAGCATAGCCGGCACCGGAGACATTACCTTGACTGCTACCAACGTCAAGGCTCAGGTAATCGAGCTTACCGGTCTTCTAACCGGAGCCAGGAATGTGATCTTTCCGAATGGAAGCAGATGGTGGATCGTATTCAACAATACGACCGGAGCCTTCTCGGTGACGCTCAAGCGGTCTGGTCAAACCGGATTCGTGATCGGACAAGGGAAAC